GCGGCGCAGGCGCAAGCGCAGTTAAGGGGCGCCGAGGCCGACATCAGTGGGCTCGAGCATGGCGGCACAGAGTATGAATGAGATGATCCAGACCCAATGGGAGTCGATCTACCGTCCTTTGGGACGTATGCTCGGCTTCATTGAGGGTTAGGGGTGCCTGGGCGTCATGACGGGGGTTGAAGCAAATCCATCAACTTTGGTTCATCCCGCATTGACCGTCAGTCGGCGTTTGGGTGCTCTTCCGCATGTGCGGAAGTTTTTTCAGGTGGTTGGATTGAGTTTGCCAAACAACTACCTTGTACATAACTCGTCCCTTTCTAATCTAGCTCGAGGTGTTTTGACGCGTGTGTTGATGGTTAAAGGAAAACCCACGCCCAAGCCCCTCGATGGGATCTTTAGTAGTCGGTTGCGATATTTTCGCAATCTGTTGATTAAGCGGTTTAATTCGACCACCCCGGTATCTCGACAAGAATTTGTTGAATATTACGCGGGTCGCAAAAAGACCATTTACCAACAGGCTGTCGATTCACTTGCATACAGGAGCATTGAACGAAAAGACGCTACTATTCGAGCATTTGTCAAAGCTGAGTTTATTAACTGTGATGACAAACCTGATCCAGACCCCCGGGTGATATCTCCTAGGGATCCTAGATATAATGTTGAGGTTGGAAGGTACTTGAGACCAGTAGAGCACCGCATTTACTCTGGCATAGCCAGAATTTTTGGTGATACTACTGTTCTCAAAGGTTTCAATTCTCAGCAAACTGGCAAAATTTTTCAGGACAAATGGAATTCTTTCAGGAAACCAGTTGCAATTGGTCTTGACGCTAGTCGTTTTGACCAGCACGTAAGTGTGGATGCACTTCGCTGGGAGCATTCCGTTTATAACAGTATCTATAAGTCTCCAGAACTACGTAAATTGCTCTCCTGGCAACTCAACAACAAAGTTGTAGGGTATTGCCGAGATGGCAAATTGAAGTATACTACTGAGGGATGTAGGATGAGTGGTGACATGAACACCGCTCTTGGCAATTGTCTAATTATGTGTGCATTAGTGCATTGTTACCTTTCGAGTAAAGGCATCAAAGGCAGCTTAGCGAATAATGGGGATGATTGCACTGTTATCCTGGAGCAAAGAGACTTGCTAAAATTTCAAGATGGGTTGCAGGAGTGGTTCTTGGAAATGGGCTTCTCAATGAAAGTTGAGGATCCCGTGTATGACCTTGAGGGTATTGAGTTTTGTCAAACTCACCCTGTTTTTGATGGTACTGGTTACATCATGGTCCGCAATTTCCCGAAATCACTGTCTAAGGACTGTCTTAGTCTTAAACAATTGGATCATCCTGCCACATGTCGTATGTGGCTTGACGCTATTGGTCAAGGTGGGCTCAGTTTAACTGGTGGTATTCCTGTTTATCAGGATTTTTATAGCTCACTAATCAAGTGTGCTACCTCAGTTGGTGTGCCCCCCAAGAAACGTCAATCCAATTCTAAACAGAGAAGACGAGCACCTGTTGTCGAGTTGACAAATGGAATGACGTGGCTATCCAAGAATATGGACAGACACTATAATTCTGACATTTGCGCTCGCACCCGCCACTCCTTTTATCTCGCCTTCGGTGTGACCCCTGAGCAGCAAATTGCTCTTGAGGGTGTCTACCGTGAGGTTGATTGGGGGTATAGAATTGAAAATTTTGGAAGACTTGTTCATCTCCCCAGGTGGGCCTGAGAGGTTTTGAGGGGTTTTCTATAATTTGGGTTACATCATTTAAAAGGACCAAAACGTTGGGTTGATCCCGTAAATACTTACGTACTAAACAAAATGTCGAGAGACTGCACGGCTCCACCCATTATGATGGGATGATGTGATGAACAGTCCGGTTTCATGTTTGCCGGATCCAATACAAAACATGAAGAAGAAGGTTT